CGGCAGCCCAGTCGGCAGCAGAGTCGGCAGCATGGTCGGCAGCAGAGTCGGCAGCAGAGTCGGCAGCCCGGTCGGCAGCAGAGTCGGCAGCATGGTCGGCAGCCCGGTCGGCAGCAGAGTCGGCAGCATGGTCGGCAGCATGGTCGGCAGCCCGGTCGGCTCAATCCAATAAGTTGCTGCACCTGCTATCTGAATGCACCGAGAAGTAAATCATGCGAATCCTCCCCTGTGCCGCAGACTTCGATTTCTATCTTGGCGGGAAGTTGGCTCCGTGGAATAACGCGGCCAGCATCGCGTTTCGATGGCAAGCCGCGAATCTTGCTAGAACAGGAAAGTCTCTCGACGATGCGGCCAAGGACATCACGCAGATTATTCGTCAAGAGATGGGAAACGACAGCGTCACAATCATGGTTAGGAAACAAGAGCCATGAGCTTTCACCAATGCAAATACTGCGGAACCCGATTCGAGTACAACGACGAAGTCGGATACGACAGGGAAATCTGCGGCGTCAAATGCGACTTCCTTCACGCGGGGAAGCAATCCGAACGCGACAGGCTTGCGGCAATGAACGTCGACGGTCTGCATCTGCCAGAATGGATCAACTACTGGGCGGAAGGCAACCTGCAATCTCTTCAAGATGGGTTCAGCAGCAATGAGGCATTGAGAAGGGAACTCGTGTTTATTTCCAATGTTCTCGAAGTGTTCCTGTCACCAGAAAAGGATGCAAAACCATGAAACACAAGATCAACGAATACTATGTCAGCACGTCAGAAGGTGCGAAGGATCTGATTAACTTCACATCCTCGATGAAACACTCATGCGGAACTTATGACTTCGACGAGAAGGATCAAATCAAAGTCGCCATTCGTATCGCAGAAATCGAAGACAGTGAATCTCGGACGCTTGCATTGGAAGTCATGCAAGCCGCGATGAGGCTTTATGGAAAGTTGATAGTCGCGAGATCGGCATTTGAGGCAATCGACAAGGTTCTGAAAGGTATCGCGGCGGAAGAAACCGAAGAGAAAGCGAACTAATGACTGAAGCACAAATTGAAACCCGTCTGACAATGCTTGAAGGCATGATCGCACGTGAGCGGAACACATCGACGCTCAAAGCCTTAACCGTGACCTATCAAAAGTTGATGGATCGGCTGGTTGAGATGGATCTGGCGAAACAAGCGAAAGGAAACACCAATGGCGATGAATAAAAAAGAACAAACCGAGATGGAAGTGCTCAGAAGCGAGTTGGCAAAAGCAAAGGCGTTCCGATTCACGGAAAGGATAAAGCCAGACATCCCAATTGCGAGCGGATATACAGATCTGAGGAAAGGTTTTCTATTCAACGAGCATTCGTCATACGAACAGGTCAAGCCAGCATGCTCTACGAGCAGTAACCATTGTTTCGGAAGCGACCAGAAGACGACGACGCAGGGCGGAAGGTCGCTTTTCAGCACAGAAGTTCTGGCATGGCGTGCTCTCCGAAATGCATTGGAGGACAGTTTTGCGGAACGGCTGGCGAAAATAGACGAGAGGATTCATGATCTTTATGAGAAAGGGAGCAAATGAGCGATCTGAGCAGCAGAAACGAACGAGCATTCCGCGAGCATGACAAATGGTTGATGAGCGGTCCTCCCGAATGGGAATTGCCAGATCCCCCGAAGTTCGACGACAGCGACAGCGTTCAATTGCCAGACGGTCGCATAGGCTCGATTATCGAAATCGGCGGAAGCGATCTTGTCGGATATACGTATCACATCGAAGTCGAGGACATGATCGGCGAACCACCGAACCACGAATTGCAATGGTTCTTGGAACCCGAATTGAAGAAACCGGAAATCTCGTGATCCGAATCATCTCGGGACACGTTCAGAAGTGCGTGACGTATTTTCTTTAACTTGGAGGAATGATTTTGGACATCAACAGTTTGACAGTCGGACAACTGAAGGAAATCAACAGGCTGATATCGGGTGGAGTATCGGACTCACATCAGCCCTACGAAATCGGTGCGAACTACCTGATTCGCACAGTCACATTTGCCTATACGGGAAAGATCGTATCGGTCGGAAACTCGGAGATCGTTCTTGTCGATGCCGCGTGGATTGCTGATACGGGGCGATTCGCGGATGCCGTGACGAAAGGATCGTTCAACGAAGTCGAACCGTTTCCAGACGGAGAGAACGTCATCATTGGACGAAGCACGGTGATTGACGCGGTTAAAATCAAGACATTGCCAAGGAGCCAAAAATGATCTGCGTCTCGCGACGGGGACTCGACGTTGGATATTACGGGTCAGGGTCAGGGTCACGGTCAGGGTCATGGTCAGGGTCACGGTCATGGTCAGGGTCAGGGTCATGGTCAGGGTCACGGTCATGGTCAGGGTCAGGGTCATGGTCAGGGTCACGGTCATGGTCAGGGTCAGGGTCAGGGTCACGGTCAGGGTCATGGTCAGGGTCAGGGTCACGGTCATGGTCAGGGTCACGGTGAAGAGAAACATGCCAAACGCCGCGGTTCGCGGCATTTGGCATTCAATACGAAAGGAAATCATGTCACAGAAATTCATTGCAGCGAAACGCGGGGCATTCAATGGCTGGTTTGGCGTGATCTACGAATACGACGCATCCGGCAACACGGAAGTGCGAATCTGGTCATCGCCGACGAATCGCGACAAGAAAGAACAGGCGATCGACGACGCGACCGAGAAAGCACGTAAGATTCTTCTAGATGCCATCGGCGGAATCCATCACGTAGTTTCAATCACGATGCAACCGAACTTCCTCAAAGTCGCGACCGACGAGGCGTTTGAGAGTTTCCTCGCCGGATGTGATCTAACCAATCGACAGGCAGAACAACTGGAAAAAGCACGCACGGAAAAGGAAGCTGCCGACAAGATCGAGGCGAAACGATTAGCCGATGAAAAGACCGCTCAAGACTTGAAGGACGCAGAAGCCCGCGAAACACAACGCAAGGCCGACGACGAACAAAGGGCCGCGTTGAAAAAGCAGGCCGACGAACTCGCCACGAAACAGGCGGAACTCGACAAACAAGCTGCGGACCAGAAAGCAGAAGCCGCCAAAATCGCCGCCGATCAAAAGTCAGCACAAGACAAGATCGACTCAGCCAACAAAAAGATTGCCGACGATCTAGCCGCAGTCGAGCAAAAGAAACTCGACGACATTGAAACTGCAAAACGAGAAACCTACGACGGGAATCCACGGTTCGCATGGCGATTTGAAAAGCCTACGAAACCGGCAGCAGATAGCCCCTTCAAATCACTGGCACCGTTCGCGACATACTCGTTTACTCACAAAACATCGGAAGGCAAGTTCGACTTCTCGTTCAAGAAGGAAACAGGCGATACCGTCAACTTCCAGATGGATCGCGAAGAAACCGTCCGCCTTCACGAATGCCTGACGCGGATTCTGGCATCAGACGCGGCGAATTCTATGAGCGGGGATCAATCGTGAAACACGTTCCGACATTGACGAAAGTTCCCGAAGTTCTCATGTCGCTGCCGTGGCAGAAGATCAGCGAATATGCTCACGAGCACTACACGCAGATCAGTGACGGTGATCGACTGCTGGTTGCTGTCCCGTTCTACGAAAGCGTCGACGGGAAATTCACTGACGAATGGCGATACGATATCGCAACAATCAAAATCAGTTTCGGCGACTGCAGAATCAGCAGCGTCGTCATCGGCAATGAATATGACTTTGACTGCGAATTCTCCGACTGCGATTGGTTTGTAAAACTCTGAAAGGACAACAATGCCTGAAAGGGTCAGCGATGATTGAACGAGAGTTATTGCAGGACATTGGCTTTCAACGTGGAGCCGGGGATTGGCCATGTGAAGTGTGGGTCTACGAAGGAATGTTTTGGGTCTGGTTCGGTGACATCCCCGATTCGGCAAGATTTGATTTGACAACAATTGATGGCAGATCTGTGACACGGGAAGAATTCTTTAATGTCTTCATCGAAGCGGTCAAGGATGAGCAGCGTGATTTGTGCAGTCCTGGATCATGGTAGTCAGCCTGAAAGGAACCCGAATGATTGTTCGAATCTTCTGTTGTGGCTGTCAGGTAGATGTGTTACCGGCGCTAACTGACGGCAGAGAAATCTATCCGCATCGTTCGGATTTGCACGATCTACCGTTTTGGAAATGAGATGCCTGCGGAAACTACGTTGGCTGTCATCACAAGACGAACACGCCGACAAAACCGCTTGGCAACATCCCGACACCGGAAATCAGAACGTTGCGAATGCGAATCCATGCGATCATCGACCCGGAGTGGAAATCAGGTAAATTGACGCGCGGACAGGTCTATCGAAGGCTGGCGAAAGCGTTACATCTGAAATCATTCCACACGAGCGACATCAGTACTGCGGAACAGGCGTTTTGCGTGCTCAAGACGGCGAATGAGATTTTCGTGATCTAACCAAGTTGATTCCGCGTTGTTGCGGATGTGTCGAGTGAACCTTTTTTGGAGATTTTCGAATGTCAGGACAGATCGAATTGGGCGACGAAGTGGAAGATGTTGTCACCGGATTCCGTGGTATCACAACCTGTAAGACGGACTACCTGAATGGATGTGCGAAATTCGGAGTACAGCCGAAGCAAGGAAAAGACGGCAAGATGCCTGAGACATGGCATATTGACGAACCACAATTAAAAGTCGTCAAAAAGTCGAGCGTGAAGCCGGGAATCACGATTCCTCCAGCGACTCCGAAGAATCCCAATCCACAACCAGTTCGCACGGGAGGACCATCAATTCGCGGATCGAGCCTGAATCAGCGATAGACAACTTTGGAACCGCTGCCCGCGTCACAAACCAGTGACCGACACGAAAACCAAGTTTGCCCTGTGCATTGATTTGCACGGGGCTTTCTCATTTATGGTTGCAAATCATGCGTTTCACATTTCCAGTTGCCAAGTTACGGCAAGTTTGCGATAACAAAACGCATCTGACAGATTAAACCTGCAAGGATGCGGAAAATGCTCGTGAAAGATTCACCACAAGGGAAGCCGAAGCGACGTTGGATTCCGTACTACAAGCTGAACGTCGATTGCAACTGCCCTGACTGCCACGTTCCATGTATTGTCGGGAAAGTGCTTACCGGGACAGACGGAAAGCCAGTGCAGCATCGTTACTGCCCGAATTGCACGTTCAGTTTGAAGGTTCCTCTTCCCGCGTCTGAAGCCAAATAGACCGCCGAATCGTATTAACGTTTGTACGTTTTCGCTCTGTTGGCATTCCGCGTATCTTGCCGTGTCCGTCTAATCGTCCCGCATGGACGCATCTGTCAATCAAGTCGACGCTTCGGATCGGTATCGCGAGAATCGCGGAATCGGTTGGCAGTATCGCTTGAAAGACCTGAATGGGGCGTTGCTCGGCGGCGGGTTGGCATACGACACCGTTTCTGGCAATCCCAATGTCGACCGCACTCGAATGTCAGCAACGGCAACAATCAGTGATGCCACCATTGACAGAGTTGGCGACGTTTTGCTTCCGCAAGGATGTGTTCTGGATGATTATCGACGAAATCCGGTATGTCTGTGGAACCACGGCCTAGACCACTCGGTTCCGTTCGCCATCGGAAAAGCAGAAGACGAAAACGGAAATCTCGCAATTCAGATCACCGAAACGGAAGTCATCGGGACAACCTATTTCGCAAAAAGTAATCCGATCGCGGTTCAAATTTTCCAGTTGATTGACGAAGGGGTTATTAAAGCCGTCTCAGTCCGCGAAACACCGCTTGAGCAGAAGCAAATCTTTCGCAACGGTCAGAACGTAACTCTTGTTCCACGGTGGACATTGGAAGAATTCAGTTGGACGAATGTAGGAGTGAATCCTTCTGCTGTTCGAAAAACTCTCTCTCGAAATCGACTCGACGGCAAACCGATCCTTGAACCGATTTACAAATCACTGACCGCAACACTTCCTCAGAAACCAGCAACATCCCACGGCGGATTTGTGGAGCAACCAGCAATGGCCAGCAAACTGAAGTCTGAAGATTCTGAGATGGATGACGATGACACCACGAAAACCGCAGCGGAAACGCCTGCCGATGAAAAGCCGAACGACGGCGAAAAGCCAGCGGAAGCATCGGAAGACAAGCCAAAAGAAAATCCCGACGACGTGATGAAAGACGACGAACCCAAAGTGGGCGATCCAAATGAGGACGCAAAATTGGGACGGCAAGCAATTGGCTATGTCGATGATGGTTGCAAGTCGCTTCGCGGGACGATTCGCTCTTGCTGCAAGTCGATGGAAGAACCCGATGTAAAAGCCCATCTCGAAGCACTTCATGACACTCTCGGCGAGCATAGCACGGCACTTCAAGGTCTACGTCAAGAAAAATACCCGATGTCCAGCGTCTTGAAAGATGAGGACATGGGCGGTGGGGACGAGTCTGGTGGCGAAGACGAGGGCGGTGGCGACTCCGATTCAGCGATGAAGTCGATGTTGGCAACGTTCAGTATAAAGCGACATGGATTCGGTGGTTGCGTTGAACATGTCAAGGATGTTCTGAGGACTTGCAAGAGTCTGTCCGCCGACGAAAAACGAAAGTTGAATATTGCCATCGACGGCTTTACGAAGATCAAGTCGCAGGCCAAGTCACTCTACGAAGAATCATTGAAACGCGACACAAAAACCGAAAAGAAACCCGCGATTACCTCCGCTCAACAGGCCGAAATTGACGCCGCGTTTGCTCTGCTGAAGTCTTAAATTCGTGGCCGAATGGCCAGATGTCCGGTCCACGATCTCTGTTCAAGGATTGAATGAAATGCCAACTGTTGAAGAACTCGTTGCCGAAACGAAAAAGACTGTTGCCGAACGCGATTCCGTCAAGGCTGAATTGAAATCGCTGAAGGACAAACTCAGTTCGACGGTCGATCCATCCTTGATCCATCGCGATGCAAGCGGTGCGTCGGCTGGCGGATGGGAAGAATCCGATGACGAACTGACGGCGGTTGTCGGTCGCGATGACTTGCGGGGAGTTCCGAAGCTCGAACGCCGATCGAGTGCGAAGTCAGTTATCAAGTCGCTCGTCAAGCAGGGCTACAAGCCGTATGGCGAGTTCAAGAGCTTTGGCGAATTCATCAAGTTCGGCGTTGAAAACCGCGACTACAAAAACAAGATCGAAACTCGCGTTGGCGACCATTTCAAATCGGTCAGCAAGGCGATTCAGGGGATGACGACCACTGACGGTTCCGATGGCGGATTCGCGGTCATGCCGGAATTCAGCAAGAACATCCTGGAGCGTTCATTCGACAACAATCTGTGGAATGAAACCGACTCCTACACCGTCAGCGGAAACTCGATGACGTTTTTGGCCTCGGCTGAAATAAGCCGGGCTAACGGAAGTCGTCACGGCGGTCTGCAAGGCTTCTGGCAGGGTGAAGGTGGGGCTGGAACCAAGAGCAAGCCAACCATTCGCGAAGTCAATTTGAAGCTGGGCAAAATCATCATAATCGTCTACTTGACGAATGAACTGCTGGCGGACAACGCCTACGCTCTCGAACAGTACGTGACTCGCAAGGCAGGGGACGAAATCAAGTTCTTGCAAGGCGACTCGCTCATCAACGGCATCAGTTCTGGCGGTCAGCCGATGGGTTGGATCAATTCGCCGAATCTGGTCTCGGTGGCGAAGGAAGTCGGTCAGGACGCGAAAACGATTCAGACGATCAACGTCGAAAATATGTACTCGCGGTTCTTCGCTCCGATGCTTCCGAAAGCCAAGTGGTATCACCATCAGGACATTCAGCCACAACTCGACACGATGACTTTGGGTCTCGGTTTGGGACAGGTGCCGGTCTACCTGCCGCCCGGTGGGATGTCGGAAGCTCCATACGGGATGCTGAAGGGCCGGGCAATGCAGCCGACGGAATTCAATGCAACGTTGGGAACGCAGGGTGACTTGATGCTGGCGGACATGAGCCAAATGCTGTCCATCAGCAAGGGCGGAATTCAGCAGGCCGTTTCGATGCACGTTGAATTCTTGACCGACCAACTGGCCATGCGGTTCACTCTGCGATGCGGTGCTCGTCCTTGGGAAAACACTCCGCTGACGCCATACAAGGGCACAAATAGTCAGTCGAGTTGTATCGCTTTGGACTCGCGAGCCTGAAGCATTTTTTGATAGCTGTTCCATCGGCAGAGTTTACATGATCTCTGTCCGGTGGATTGACGGACGTATGTATTGTCTGCTGTGAATTCATGACCATGAATGCAATGCGTTTTTTCTTGATTGTAATGACGTTCACGTTTTCGGACGTACGGTCTCTTCGTTCGGTTTTTTCTCCATACGGCGATGCAAATCGAACAAAGCCTAGTTCCTCTGGTATCAAACACAGTTGTCTCTTCGGTGAATTTATGCCCATTCTTGCAATGGGTTCTCTTTCTCAAATGATGGTTGTCCCCACGAGGTTGATTTTGCGGTCGAACTTGGGACGAAATTCGACCCTTCGCGGCCGCGTCTCGCATGTTGTCGGTTTGAGTTCCCAAGAACAAATGGGACGGATTGACACAAGAGCGATTGTCGAATTCATGCAAGACCATCAAGCTATCGGGGATTGGCCCAATGTAAAGTTCCCAAGAAACGCGATGAGCGGTAGTTCTGACTCCGGTTCTACTGATCGTCGATTGACCATATCCAGCCTTTGTTTTCGATCCAATCCAGTTCCAGCAACAGCCGAAATCAGCATCGGCTACATGAGTCAAGAACGAAGCAATTTTGTCTCTCTTCATGGCGAGTCTCCGGTTAATGTGTAATCGGGATTGTGACTTGCGGATTCTAGATACGACTTAACGAGGATACAAGCCATGCAAGGCAACCGGACGTTTCTTGAGGGGTTGGATATCCACCCGCTGTTCTGGGAACAGGACGCGAACACGGACATCACGGGCGATTGGCTTGGAATCGCCAATTATGGGCGAGCGTACATTCTGTTGGATAAGGCGGGGTCCGAACAGGTCGACGATCTTGGTTTGCAGATCTTGCAGGCCAAGGACAACGCCGGAACCGGTGCCAAAGGCATGTTGGTCAGCCGGGCATGGTATAAAGCCGGGACCATGACCGCTCAAGGGTTATGGACGGCGGTTGCTCTCGGACCATCCGACTTTCTCGCATTCGGAACCAATACGTCATCTGGCGGTGTGAGCTATGCCACAACCGTCGATACGCGGGTGATTCCCGACGCGACAACTCTGCCGTTTTCGATGCTGGTCGAGATTCGGAACGTCGAGTTCGACCAAGCGAACGGCTTCAAATACTTCACCGCGTTCATCGAAGGTGACAACGTGAACAACACGTGCCTAATTACGGCACAAGGGATTCTGATGGACTGCGGCATCGCCGGGGCCATTCCTCCCAATCCGACGACCTGACATTTCTGCCAATGAGCCGCTCAGCTTCGTCTGAGCGGCTTGTTCTGATTCTCCTACACAGAGAGGGCCATGATGGCCAACGAACAATCCCAAAAGCCAGACAAGTCACGACACGAACGGCTGGAGACAATCGCTCTTCAGATTTTCGCATCGGCCATGTCGGTTGGTGTGCCTCCAATGCTTATCAATCAAGCGGCCAGACGAGCGTTCCAAGGGGCGAATGCCTTCATGGAACAATCGGACAAGTATGCTAGCGGAACGCCGATTCAACCGTTCATTCCGACCGGAATCCAGATGGCGAACTGCTCTGCTCCGAATCTGTCGAAAACGCATCCAATCAATCTGGTGGCCGTCAAGCATCAGCGACGTGACCACAGTTGGGCGGGTGGAGATTTGGAATTGGTCGCGAAGATTTGGGAACGCATCAAGGGAATTGACGTTGCCGATCCGGACATTGACCGACGACTGGAAGATTCTGACCTCGGAATCAACTGGACTCGTGATGAGATTGTCACTGCCAAACATCTGTTCCCCGCGTACGTGGGCAAGAACTGATTTCATACCTGTGCCTCGAAGTCGCTTTATTGCGGAGTTAGAACATGCCAGTCACGAATAGTGCGAACTTCAAGCAAATTCGAGCCAGCGAACGGTTCACCGTGCATCCCTCGACTGGAAACGTATTCTTCGTTGACTCGGTGACGGGTTCGGCGACTGGCGGATATCACCCCGATGGTCCGGCCGCAACTCTCACGCAAGCACTGGCACTCTGTACCGCGAACAATAACGACACGATCTTCGTGTTTCCGACTCATGCGGAAGCGGTTGTCGGTGCGGCTGGAATTGCGTTCAACAAAGCTGGCGTCACTGTTGTGGGGATGGGAAGCGGTCGCGGACGACCAACGATTACCCTGTCGACATCAACCGCGGCACAAATCACGATCACGGCCGCGAACACGACGATTCAGAATTGCGTGTTTGACCTGACGGGAATTGACGCCATCGTCGCGGGAATCGCCATTACTGCCGCTGATGTCGCAATTCGCGGATGTGAATTCATCATGCAAGCCGCTGCTGCATCTCCAGCATTGGGGATTCTGACAGCCGCGACAGCCGCGAGGCTCGTGATTGATTCGAATCGGTTCTTGGGACTCGCGACCACGACAGGCGGAACTCTCGCCGCATGCGTTCAGCACGAAGTGGGCGTCGACTTCCAAATCACAAACAACTATTTCCGTGGCAAGATGACGCAAGCGGTCCTCAACGCCACAACGATTCTTGGCGGATTGATCGCGAATAACAAATTCCACATCTATACCGGAACTAAGGGAATCTCTCTTGCGGCCGGTACGACTGGTTCGGGATTTGATAATCGACTCTCGGTTCCATCTGGAACAACGCCTGTCGTCGGTGCCGGATTCACATGGGCGTCGAATAATTATTCAACGGAAGCTCTGGCTGTTGGAACCCCAACCGCTGCGGCATTCTGATCGTCGACACGAATCGAAAAACAAAAGCCAGTGGAACGCATCGTCGGTTCACTGGCTCTTTCGCAAGGCGGTAGAGAAAGGCGAACGGATGGCACTTTCAACCGTTCCATCTTGTATGGCGCAAGCCGGAATGGTGTCCGTCACCGACGCACAGTCGGCACAGATGCAAGCGTTCATCAATGGAATTTCGGATCTCGTTTATCATCAGCTTCATCGCAATTTTGACGTCCGAACCTATACCGAATTTTACAGCGGCGATGGTTCGCCATTCATTCTGTTGCGACAGTATCCGGTGATTTCAGTTACGTCGATTTGCGAAGATCCTGAAGGTAACTTTGGGCAGACAGCCGGTGGATTTGATTCATCGTTGAATCTTGTTCAAGGGGTCGACTGGGTTCTGATGGCTGGTCAGAACGGAATCGGTTCATCTGGAATGATTCGGCGGATCAAAGGTGCGTGGTGGGCACGTCACACGCGAGAACTTGGCATCGTTTCGAATTTGCCACCATTGCCGAGCGGAAACATCAAGATTGTTTATACGGCCGGATACTCTCCGATTCCGTACGCGATTCAAATGGCCGTCAACTCTGCGGTGATGCGAGCAATGGCGACAGCAGCGGCCGGCGGTGCGGCTCAGTCGATGAGCTATGAAGATGCGACGATGACGTATGTGTCACCAGCGGATTTGGCGATGATCTTCGGCACGATTGAAAGCACATTGGGCAGTTATAAGGCGATTGTGATCTGATGATGACCAGGGCCATCGCAGCGGGAATCATGGGGGCTTTAATCCCTGAACGCGGTCCGGCTGTTGTCACGCTGAACTATGGTAAATCAGCTTGTCCGCAGTATGGTACGATTTCTGGCAGTGGATCGACGATTACCGGGGTCGGGACCAAGTTCGTCACTGGCAATCCGCAGATTCAAGTCGGAACTAAGATCGTCGTCAACAACTCAGCCGGAAGTCTGAACTATCTCGACGGCGGCGGGGTGAATTCGGTCGTCAGCGGCACACTGCTGAACGTGACGGCGATTGCATCGGATACATCCCTAACGGTTTCACAGACGGGATTGGCGTTTGCTATGAAATCGTTCTTCACGGATTTGCGGACTGTGGTGAACATCAACGGAGCATGGAAAAAGCCAGTCTCGGGCAAACTTCAGCGATATGGCATGATGAATCTGCAAGGGGACGAGACGCTGCTGCACATACCCGACAACGAACTGAACGCGGCGGGAAACGGTTACGAAATCAAGACGGACGACACGATTGTGTTCGCAGGCGACACGTTCCAAGTCACATCGTCAGGCACAACATTGAAAACAGTTTTGACCGATTGGGTTTGTGTGTGCCGAAAGGTGTTGGCGAATTGAAAGGCTGAAGATTGCCAGGAATTTCGAATCATTTCGATACGATGACCTATCTCAAGGCCGTTATTGACAAATTGGCTTTGACGGGACTGACGGGCGGATGCGTCATTCAGGAAGTTGCTCAGTTTCAAGATGGCCAGATCGGAATTCCCTTTATTTCCGTCTCGCCATATGGACCTGAGCAGGCTGGCGAAGAATTGAATGATGTCGATGGCCATTATTATGGAACGGCCGTCATCATCATGGCCAAAAACGACACCAGTCTTTTAGAACAGCGATTGGCATGGCGGCAAACTCTCTGGCGAAACTTCAACAATGTCTCGCTTGATACCCTGAATTCGAAGTTCACGCTCGGATTGCCGTCGATTGGGATGAATTACACGCTGAAAGTGGAGCCGGGCAATTCGTTGGAACCGCAAACCGCATTTGATCGCAAGGGATTTATCAGCGGAATGATTGTTCGGGCACGATTTCAGGAACCGCGCTCGTGAGTCATCTGCTGAACGGAATGAGTGCATTGGACTCGCTTTTCGCCGATATGGAAACTCGCGTTCAGGACGCAGACTATACGCCGGTTCTCGATCCGTTTCAGCAAACACTCGCGGAGCAACACGCAGGGCAATTCGCTGGCGAGTTTGATTCGAATCTGGACTCATGGGCACCGTTGAAACCATCGACGATTAAGCGAAAGGGACACGATCGAATCTTGTATGAAACAGGGGCATTGCGGGCGAGTCTTGTGACGGTCGGAGGGCCGGGAAACATTCATGAGGTTACACCGTCAACTCTCCTATTCGGCACAAGTGACCAGAAAGCGTTGTATCATCAAGAGGGAACACGTAAGATGCCCGCACGACCACCAGTCGGAGTCAGTGAGGAGAATATTGACAAACTGGTAGATCAGATCGCGGATTCGACAGTCGAAATCTTGATGAGAGGCTGATATGGATATCAACGGCTGTCAAATTGTTTCTGTCCTGAACGCGGATGCGGTGGATGGATTCACGCCTACGGTTTCGCGATACACGGGATGCCGTGAGTTTCCGAGGGACGATCAGATCCCGAAAGGCTCCGTAAAGGTCTCGCGAGGACCATTCGCTACTATTCGCGATGCGATTATTTACGCACACTCATGGAGCGATGCGGATACGCCGCCTCCAATGCCCATTACTCCTGTCGCCGAAGTTCCAGTGACGATCGAAACCGCATCGGAAACCGTCGCGATTCAAATTGAACCAGCTTCCGCAAACCCGCCAATTGTGAGCGATGAAGTCAAATAGATCCGGTGATGGCACCGAGAAGCAATTGCCTCCGCCGACGAATGGCAAAATGGAACGACTTGGAAAAGTCGTTAAAAACTCCAGTAAAAAAGAACACGGGGTGATGTTGTGACAGAGGCAATGGCGTATCGTGGGCGTGTCACTCTTGGCGGAAACTATGCCGAATTCGTATCCGATACGATCAAGCAAGAAATCGAAGTTGTCCAAGACGAAGGGATTCGCGGGACTCGCAGCCGAGTCATGGAACGCTTGGTGCTCGGTAATGTGAAGGTCGGCGGGAATATGGTGTTTAATCCGACTCCCGTTGAAATGGCGTTCTTGCTGCCATTGGTTACTGGAAGTTCGACAACCGCCACAGTGTTGACGGACGCATTAGCCGATGTGACTGTTATTAAAGATTCTGGGACGGTCACTGACACGTTTATTGGCCGGATGAGCAAATACACATTCGAATTTGAGCCGGGCGAAAAGGTCAAATTGACGGCCGATTTCGTTGGGAAAAGTCGCTCTGTCGGGGCTGGTGGATCGCTGTCGACGGCACCGGATATTACGGTTGCTCCGTACTTTACGGCACAAATGGGGAGCGGAATCACGATTGGTGGTACCGTCTATCAAATTGCCAAGGCGACGTTGTCCATCGACAATAAGATCAGTCCGACGTATATGGCACAATCGACGACGGCAACCGATTTGGAGCCGACAGACAGAATCGTAATGCTGGAATTGGAAACGAAATATAACGCAGCAGAAAACGCTTTGCTGATTCTGAATGAAGCTGGTCCCATTATCGGATCGGCTTTGACCGCATCGCTCGCCCTGACGAATGGGGCGAACAGCATGACGTTTACGTTTGGTGCGTTGGTGGCTCCTCCCGAGACGATCACGATTCCGAATCGAGCCGCAAAATTACGTCTGCCGCTCAGATTCCAATGCTACAAGGTTGGAACCACGCTGGAAGTTGTGCCAGTTCTGGTCTAATCAGGATCGTTTCGGAACCGTACCCGATCGAAATCCAGATTCTTCGACGACGACGGTTGCGGTTCCCAGATCCAATGCCTTGGCGAGTTTATTGTGTGCTTCGCCAACTTGGATGAGCAGATCGGCGAGCCATTTCTCGCGGATGGTGGATTCGGAATCATCGCGAATCAGGATGGCGTTGCGGAAGAACTCAGCGGGAAGTCCTTCTGCGGGCACTTCGATGTTGTATTTGATAGTCATGCGGATTCCTTTCGAGTTGTTCGGCAGGAATCATCTTAACACGGACTTTGTGCGAGGGAAGCAAGATTTATGGCGGGAGCATATATTGACGACGGCTGCGACATTCCGGGCTATATCAAATCTGGTGAGGAACAGCCCAACGGCGAACGGCTTTACGGCGATTTGAACTTTGTCTATCGGAGGGCAATTCGACGGGAAACTTTGACACTCGACGGTGAAGTCAAAGTCGCGATGGCCGACGAACTGACCGATCCGACATGCAAGTTGAAGGCAGAGGATCTGGCCTGCAAGTTCATTGTCAAAAAGGTTTCATCGTGGGATCTGAAGAACGGGAAGGGCGAACCCGTCAAAGTCTCGTTGGATGCGTTGTATCACCTGCATCCGATCATGTTCGGCAGATTGTACAACATCATTCGCGGATGGAGCACAAGCGATCCTAAGCCAGATACGGCACCAGAAATGAGCGATGAGGAACAGGAAAAAAACTGAGAGAGGGTCTCTGGCTTCTGCTGGACGACCCGCAATTAGCGAATCGAAGTTGTGCAATCTGCCTGAAATACAAGTTTGACGAAAAGACGGGATTGCTTCAGTTTGGAACAGATCAGAATCCGGAAGAACGTCTCATCGGATGCGGAGACATCTTCCTTGCACCATGCAGAGACATGAGTTTAGATATTCGCGGTCGTAGAAACAGGACTTGCCGAAAAGGAAGTCCTGAGCATCCGAGAACTCTGTCGGAAGCGAATCAGAGATGTTATGAACACTACCGCGAATGTAGGGCCGTAGGGCGATTTCCAGATGATCCGATCGTGAGACGAAATGCAGCAATTATTCGAGAAATTGAGGACGAAATTGCTTCTAAGCGGGAACGCAAGTTTTGCGAGAAGGTAGACGAATTGGTTCAGGTCGCAGAATTCGCCTTGTTGAAATGAGTTGCCGATGTCATCCCAAACAATTCGCGATGTTCTAATCCGCGTGGCCATTGAGCAGGGCAACGTCACGCTGAACGTCGACACTGACGAAGCGATGAAAAAAGTCGAAGCGTTGCATTCGGCGATCACATCGGTCAAAGGTGTCAGCGGTTCAGGATCGTCCCCATTGTCGGGCAATCTTGGCGACATTTTCGGCATTGATCTGCAATCGTCAGGATCTGGGCTGTCGTCACAGGAAACCGATTGGCTAGCGAAGATCGCACAACAGCCGAACAATCCGAAGCGATCGGGCGGTGGATCTTCGAAACCTCCCAAGAATGAATGGTTGGAAGCGGCTGAAAAAGCCGAACAGGAACGTGATGCGTCCCACAAGAAATTCTTGTCACAACAGGTCGCCGACGAAAAAGCCGCACAAGACGAATATGACAAGATCGCTCGCGAAGGATTGGCGTCGTATTCCAAGATCATGGAAGAGCGACGAAAAGCCGCCGAACAAGAAAAGGCGATGCGTCGTGAGCAGATTGAAGGCACGAAGCAAGTCGCACAAGGATTCCTCTATCTGGCAGCAGCAAGCCAGGCGAATTCCGAGCAAATGGTTCGCGGAATTGTGCAGATTCAAGGGGCGATGAAAACGCTGGAAGGCGGATTCGCGGCGGGCGGTCCCGTTGGTGTCGCAATCACAGCGATGATCGGCGGAATTCTGGCGTATGACACGATTATCGAGCATTCGAAATCGTTGAACAAATCGTACTGGGAAGAGATGGCGGCGGATTCCAAACGGGCCGCAAACTTTGTTTCTCAGTCGGCGGTCTTGGGCGGTCAACAGGCTCAAGAGAGAGTTGCGAATCGAATTGATACTTCAAGTACAGAACATATTGCTGGTCAATCTGTTTGGCAGAGAGCAGTTGAGAAAACAATTCGCGGCGTCGAAGCCAATCCGGATGAGTATTCTCCTGGAATGATGGGGTTTATTCGTCGAAGAGAAACGAGAAGGCGAGAATCAGACGACAAAACACAAAACCTGAGGGGACGAGAAGAATTCCTTGGCGAAGGCATTGGAGGTCTCGACGAAGCTCGCGATGCACTCGAAGAGAGACGGGCAACCGCCCAGCAAGCTCACGACAGTGCGATTGATAATCAAGAAACGGCGGAGAAACATGCTCGCGAGAATGCCGGATTCACTTGGATGGAGAGACTGAAGGAAAGTGCGATCTATCAAACTGTTACGGGGGGCGGAGAAGTCTACGAAGGCGGTGAAGCTCCCAACAAAGGATCGCAAGATACTGCGGCTGAACAGGCTCGACTTGCCACGATAGAAGCGATTAAAAACGCCAAGGAAAAAATCGCCAGTATTAATGCCGAAGACAATTCCATCATTCAGCAGAAAGCACGTCTGGAACAGGAGTTGATCGCAACTCAAACCGAGCGATTGAATGTCACAAAGGAACAGAAGCAAGCCGCCTATGAGGAAATGAAAAGCACTCGTGATGCCGCACGAGCAGACGCAATCAATTTCGGTTCCCAAGACTTCGGTCAGCAAAACAAAGGATTGAGACTCCAAGCCAAACACGAACTGATCGAAAAGCAGAAGGAAGAAAACATTGCGGCCGGTCGTGACGAGTGGGAGGGGGTCGCGGAATATACGCAGGATGAATTGCGATTCGGATTGAGCAGTGGCGGAATCGAAGGCAAATCGGCTCGTGCTCAAGCGGCCCGTCAAGCGAAAACAAAAGGTCGGAAGTTCGAAAGCGATGAAGTTGCCGAAGCCGCAAAAACCGAACACGACAGGCTCGATGTTCCGTTAGAGGCGGAAATCAAGAAAACGGAAGCGTCTATCAAAGATGGTTCCGAATCATTGAAAAACACGGCGAAAAGTGCGGCCAGTATGACGGTATCCGTTCAAGAAATGATAAAAGACACGAAAGAGATGGAGAATAAAATCAAGGAACTGGAACAACTCTTCAAGTCTCGCCAACAGTTGCGGTGGTAATCCATGCAGTTTCAATACGGGACATATTTTCATACGCCGAATTCGGTGTTTTTCAAGGGAATTCAACGCGAATTCGTCCGGGGGAAAACGCAGCGAATCCATCTGGCACGCACACATTGGAATCTAGAAGGGAAACTGCTCGGAACGTCGATGACCGACATCATGAATCAACTGGAGAATTTGCAGGCGGCATATGCAGTTGATGGCGAAGATGCGGTCATGCTGGACAACTTCGGGGCTCCCACTAATTTCATCGTCGATACGAATCAAACGGTAGGCGGTGTTCGAGTCACAAATCCAGTCAGCCACGAGGTTTTAAGCGGTGCTCATGGCGTAACCTATCTGCGATATTCGGTCGGATTGACATGGGATATCCTTTGGTCTGCGAATACGGATGTTTTGGAGTTTTCGGAAACGCTGGCATTCACGGACAATCAAGGCTTGCCATTGCAGATCGAGCGAATCCCGGCAAACGGACTGCCGATCATCCAGAACATCACGCAATCGAGTTTCTTCTATGCCACGCAATCCGGCAGTATGAAACAGTCGGGACCGAATCCGAATCCGCCGGGTCCAACATTTCCCGGATTGTTTCGGGGAACGCCCGATTCGCATTATGTCTCGCCAACGGCGATTCAGGCGATACGCGGAGTTCCGTACGAATACGGTATCAACTGGAAATACGAATTCATTTCAATCAGTCCGTTCATAGGCGGCAGCCCCAATTTTAGATAGGACGCATCTTGAGTACTAAGCGATGGTTGGGAAACGCCGCAAGCGTCAAGGATCTATGGACAATCGCATTGTCCGGCACAGTAACTTCGCAGACGTTTTCATTCGTCATGAATGGGAAGACAATCGCATATACGACGACGACTGAAACGATTGCACAGGCTCTGGCAGCTTTTGTGACATTGTGGAATCAGTCAAGCAATCCCCCTGAATTTGCCGAGTTGACGGCCGTTGGATTGCCGGTTGGTGGACCATTCACGTCCATGACAATTACGCAAGATGTGTCCGGCAGACCGTCTGCGATGACCGTTGCGACGAGCGGGGGAGCGACGTTCACGGTGACGAATACCGCTCCGGCTACGGGGCCAAATTTCTTCGACAACGCTCAGAATTGGTCTGGTGGCGTGGCACCGGCGAATTCGGACGTTTTGGTGTTCGATAACGGGGCGGTTCCATTGAAGTACAATCTGTCGACATCACTGACAGGCATCACTCTGCAAGTGAATCCCGGTTACGGTGGTCAAATCGGATTGCCGCTCATCAATGCCGATGCGACGACGACGTACAACGAATATCGAGCCACAAGCCTGACAACGGTTGGTGGAACGGTCACAATCAACGCTCCGAATCTGACGCGATGCAATCTGGCGTTTGGAGCGAATACGGCAACAGTTCGTATTCTCGCGACCAGTCAGCAACGACCAGATCAGTACACGCCAATTGTGTTGATTACCGGAGGAGACAGTTCGAGCGAATTGGATATGACGTTCGGAGATTGCGGAACGGCCTATTATCAGGGAACAACCGCCACGTTTACCGCCATTAAAACGGGATATGCGACAAATGCTTTGACTGATGTGAATCTGATTTGCGGTCCTGGATCGACGCTGACGACCGTGACGAAAAACGGCGGAAATCTGAACAGCCGAGCCTCTATCACAACGCTGACACAACGTCTCTCAGGTGGAAGTGTAACACTGTCTGATGCGGCGGCGGTAACGACGTTGAATGTCCAAGCGGGGACTTGCTTTTTGAATACGACTGGAACCGTGGCAACAGTCAACTTGTATGGACAGGCAATCCTTAACGCTGATGCCGATCCGAGAGCGAAAACCATCACGAATTCGATCAACGCTTACTCATCTGGCGTGACCGTCATTGATAATCAGCAGAGCATTAACAGCGGAACATTGTCAATCGCCTTGAACGGAAACGCCAATTGCATTGTGCAACATGGCAGCGGTTCAACGCTCGTCATGACATGACGCAAATCGTCTTCAATCATCGCAGGGAACGCGGAAAATGCCGTTGCAGGGACTCGTCACATATCCGGGGATTCAGCAATTTGAGGATTTCACGATCACGGACATCAGCGGGATTTCGCCTTCAATTGGAGTGATGACGATATACCCTCAGTACGGATACCCTTCGCTCTATGGCGATCTGACGCTGACATACGACACGAACACGATTGTATTCCCAAATTGTGTGATTGACTCTGCTAGTTACGAACGGAATTCGGGGGGTCAGATTGTTCGCGTCCGATTCTTCGATGAGCGATGGAAGTGGGAGCGGGCGACAATCACGGGCCGATACAATATCCGAGCCCCTGACAATTTCATTTTGCCAGCACAACAGAAAACTCCACAGCAATTGGCAACACTCTGCTTTCAGGCAATGGGTGTCACGAACTTCGATGTGTCGGCATTGCCGAACGATGCTCGCCCCGAAGTCGACTGGAATCCAGCCAGACCGGCCGAAGAATTGGCAAAAATCTGCGACGATCTCGGGTGCCGAATTGTTCCTCAGCGGTCAACAGGGAAATGGTTCGTCCGCGTAGTTGGCGATGGAGCCAGTCTTCCCGATGGACTTCCGTATCAGGATGCGGGCAACGGAATTGATCCAAAAGAATTTCCGGACTACATCAAGATCACGACGGCACCGACAAAGTATCAAGTTGCATTGAAATTGGAGCCGGTTGCCAAGGACTTGGATCAATCGTGGAAAACGCTTGATGTTGTGAGTTATTCACCGAACTCAGATCCGACGCAAGCCTATGGATTCGGACAAGAACCGAAGGAAATGGCATTGTGTAGCCGGACAAGAGAATTGCAGCCGGACGGATCGCGGATTAGTCCCCAAGAATTGGCAATTCAAACCGTGTTCCGATGTTGGCGGGTTTATGATACGTCGACCGCATCAACCCCAACGCTTCAGATTCCGGGATACACGAAGGGCAACGTCAATCGAAAGCAACTGATTCTGTCCGATGAACTCGTGCAAACATGGGTCGATTATCTAGGGGCCGAACACGCACGTCCGGCATTGATTTTCGGGTCATTCTTCGATGATTTGACAGATGGATCGGATGGCAATAAACCGCCTGGAACGCGAATTGATTATCAAGCAACAGCCTATCGCGATTTGCAAGAGGAACGATCTTCGTTCAGTTTGTCGCTCGATCCGATTGATAATGATCGAACAATTGTGACGACCTCGCGGCAGATGGTTTTCCAGCAAACGCCGAATTCAACCGGGCAGATCTTTTTCAAGGACGCGACGTTATTTCTGGCGTGTTCTGTTCTTGTCCGAGACGCGACGACGTGGCAACCTGTCCGCGTGTCCTACTTGAAACAAATCGGAGCAGGAACGAATCAGAACTTTGTGGCAGAATATGTGAAAGATGAGATTCAGCCGTGGAGCATCGCTGACTACGATGTCAATGGAAACGCGGTTTCGACATCCAACAATAACGACGAAGTCAAAACACAGTGCCAGTATTATGCGGATGCCATCGCGAAAACATTCGAAACGGTTCTCAGTTCGACAAGAACGTACATTGGATTGTTTGGAATCGACATGGACGGAGCGATTGAGCAAGTGACCTATCGCATCGGCAAGCAAGGGGCGGATACAATCGCATCACGCGGGACCGAGCACAATTTTGACATCCCTCCCTATTTGGAACGCAGGCAGCGTGAAGGACGTAAAGACGCTTTGGAAACGCAACGATTGAAGGATGAGATTCTGCGTCGGCAAATCAAACTACGCGGAAAGTTCAATACATGACAGCTCTCGTACCGCAGATTTCAGTATTCGTGCAAAACGATAGCGGCATGGATATTCCACCGCGATCAGTTGTAGTTGTGACGTCTGTTGAGATTTCGCCGACAGGACCGGGGCAGGAGTCTCGGGCGATTCATCATGTGACGA